CTTTAGATGTACATCCAAGCCACGTTCAAACAGTCCTCCAGCCCCGTAGCCGTGCACTTTGCCTGTCTCCACAGTAATATATTAAGTGATAGTCCTGGTTTACCTTAAATTATTAGGCGAGGCAAGGAATAAACTTTAAATGTTAAGGCGAAATTACGAAGGGATCTAAAAAGTTAAACTCAACCAGTTCCAAAAATCCCAATCCCAAAAAAGACCCCGCCCCCCAACCAATAAAAGAGGAATAAAGACAATCACGTAATTTTTTGTAAAATTTTTTTGCGGTATTTTTTTTTGCATTTTCGCTAAATAGCTAATATACAGTAATTTAGAGCAACAGTCACATCGCTCAAGCTTAACTTATTAACACCAATTGTGGAAAACTCTGTAAAAATTGTGGAAAACTTTTGATATTTTCAGTTTTTAAAGAAAAAAGAAAAGTAATACAAAAGAAAAAAGAAAGTATATAATCTTTAGTTATATATAATATTTTATTATAATAGTAAATATGCTTATTTACTGTATATATGCTTATATACTGTATATTATATTAAATATATACGACATCAACCACATTTCCTAGTATTTTAAAAAAAAAGATGACTATTGCATGCTAACTTTATTTGTATTTAAGTTCATTGACCAAAATGGAGACAACAATGCCAAGCCAAAACATTGAAAAAATTACACTTGATGGTAAAACATACGACTTTGACAGTCTAAGTGCCGATGCAAAGGGCACATTAACTGTTATTACCGAATTGAATGGTAAGATCAATAATTGCAAGAAAGAAGCACACTTTTTTGAAGTAACAAGGGGTGTTTATGAGCAGCAACTTACTAGGCAAATGCCAACAAGTTCGTTAGAAGACAAGGAATCCGCAGTTAAAGATGAACAGGATAAAGATAGTGGAAAATCCACTAGTAACGGAACTAAGTCTGGGTGAACATTTGATTGAGATCAAAGACACCGCTAGAGTTTACGAACATAGCGGCGACCCAGAAGTCCTTGAACAACTGTTAATGTTGATTAAGAACGTCGAGATCCCAGTTTTAATTTCAGAAATCCACATACCATATGAGGCAGAAGCCTAAACTAGCCGTAGTTATACCAGACCAGCACTTTCCGATACATGACGAAGCTGCAGTAAACTGCGTTTTAGAAGCAATTAAGATAATAAAGCCTGACACCTTCATAAATTTAGGAGATGTCGGTGAATTTACGTCCTGCTCCGCCTGGAAATGGAAGGACAAGAAATGTCCTCCTCTGGAGTATCAATTACCATTTATAGAAGAAGATATCAAATCCGTCAATGAAGGGCTTGATTTGTTCGACAATGCCCTAGATAAGGTCAATTGTAAAAATAAATTTATGCTGGAGGGTAATCATGACGATTGGACCAATCGATTCGTTGAAAAATACCCCTATATGTCGCATATTGCTTTTAAGAACAGTTGCCGTATAAAAGAACGAGGATATAAATTTTATAGTTTTAATCATCCCCTAAAGATTGGTAAGTTAAATTTTATACATGGAGCCTACGCTACAACATATCATGCGAAAAAACATCTTGAGGCTTACGGCAGCAATATCCTTTATGGTCATACTCACGATATACAGCGTCATTCTCTCACTAAGTTGGATAGCGGTACTATCGGTGCTTGGAGTCTTGGCTGTCTTAAAGACATGTCACCAAGCAAAAACAAGTGGTTAAAGGGCAGATTGCACAATTGGAACCATGCTTTTGGCATTGTAACGTGGATGAGCAACGGAAATTTTCAAGTAGAGACCATAGAGATACAGAAAGGAATTTGTTTTGTATGGGGCAACGAAATAAATGGAAACTAGGGTTAGTCGGGGGGATATAGAGTTAGATCATTACAATGATCAGGTCGGGAGTGCTGACCCTATTTTTCAAAGAAAAGTTAAAGGCATAACACATTTTGCATATAAAAACAAAGAAGCCCTATTAAAAAACCACAAAAACCCAAAAATTTCGGATGCGGGCACCGCACAAGAGGGAGACTGGGTAAAGGCTAGAAACGGTGTCATGAGTCAAGTGCTCAAAGCTGGCACTGTTGGTAAGTCGCCATACATTCGCACTATACTTGGTCAGTTCAGACCTTATAAAGGGAACAACCCTATCTCTGGTGAACCGCACAAAAACATATATACTTTCTCAAAAAAGAACCCCTGGGACGATTTGGACAGGGAAGTACCTACTGAAATGGAAATTATGTTTGTAAACCTTATATTTGGCAATGTTCCTAGGGAGATTGCTTATATGCATTTATACAAGACCAACAACTATGCCTATGCTAAAGAACGCTCAGCATGGTTATTAAAACAAAAAAGGATTAAAAAAGTGGTAAACGAAAAATTAGCAGACAAAATGGATGAATTAAACATTACTGAAGACATGTTATTAGAAGAAATGCGTGAAAGCATTATGGCTGAAAAAGGATCAGTTAAGTTTAATTACATAAAATTAGCAGCAGAAATGCGTGGAATGATGCCTAAAGAGAAATCACAGACCATTGGACTGATGCAAAAAGAAATTCGTGGATTTACTAAGCAAGAACTTGAAGCATTTACGAGGCCAGCACTTGAAGAAAAGAACGATATTGGAAAAGGTGAGTGGGACAAAGTCGAGAATTGAACGCTCGGAACAGTCAACATTAGATGGAAGAACCACTGATAAAGCGATTAGGTTGTGTCCTGTATGCGATACTTGTTACGATACTAAATATTACAAGGATTTTGCTGATATGGGCAAGGTTACTTATTATAAAGACTTTCCCAAATTTGGTAAACAAAGAAAAGTTTGTCCAAAATGCAAGTAGAATTAAGAAGCAGATACTACTGGAACTATCCAAAGCAACAGAAGTGGGGAGGTAAAAGGTACATGTTGTGTTTGATTTTATCATATTAGCCTTAAAGTTTGTATTATGTATATTAATTGCATGGGGACTAAGAGATAGCCCAATGGCAACACCCATATCCGTCAATTGTTTAATTTTAATTGGCGTAATGTTTACAAAGAAAATATATGAAAAAAGCTGAATTTAACATTACACCACCTCCATCAGTGATGGCAGAACGTGATGACGTGTTAAAAAGAGCATATACCGACCTTGTTTTCTTTGGCAAGGCTTTTTTACCTAAAGACTTCTTAAACAAAAGCAAATCTCCAAACTTTCATTATGACGTAGGAAGAAAGTTAATTAACACTAAACCAGGGAATAGAACCTGTATTATCCTTCCTAGGGGTTTTGGTAAGTCAATTTTATCTAAAACAGCTATTGTTCACAAATTATGCTTTTCAGCAAAAGATGAGCAGCATTTCTTTGCGTGGATATCAGAAGAGCAAACACAAGCAATTGACCACATTAAGTACATTAGACAGCATTTTGAAGATAATAAGATGATAAAGTACTATTTTGGCAATATGGATGGTGGTATCGTAGGAAAACGGTGGACAGAAAAAGATTTGGTTACAGCTCGTGGTGACAGAATTATAGCTAAAGGAACCAATCAAAGGCTTAGAGGAAGGGCTGAAGTTGATGTAAGGTACACTGGTATCATTTTAGATGACTTTGAGTCAGAGTTAAATACAAAAACACCCGAAAGAAGATCTGAAATTAAAAAATGGGTGGTATCTACAGTATATCCAGCACTAGAAGAAAGCCCTGGTAGAGAAGGTTGGATATGGTTAGCGGGCACTATTGTACATTTTGATAGCTTTTTACAAATGACCTATGATGGTTTTAGAAAATCGAAAGAAGAAGACAAAACATATTCGTGGGATGTTGTGTTTAAAAGAGCTATTGAAGAAGAAAAGCCTATTTGGGAACAACAATTTCCATTAAGTAAGCTTAAAAAGAAGAAAAAAGAATTTATAGAAGCAGGACTTGTAAACAAGTTTGCACAGGAATACATGAACGATGCTAGAGATTTAGGGGCAGCGGCGTTTAAAGTGGACAGGGTACAGAACCACAGCTATCAATTTAAGTCAGAAAGTAAATATTCGTACTTAGCGGATAAAGATCACGCTATTCCTGTTAATGTTTACATTGGTGTTGACCTTGCAGCTACAGCGTCCGAAACGTCAGACTATCAAGTTATTCTTGTTATGGCTATCGATGCAAACCAAAATAGGTATGTTTTAGAGTATTTTAGAGAAAGAATCCCTACATTTGACGTTCCAAAGAAAATTATAGAAATGACCAAGAAATATCACCCAGTTAGAAGAGTAACGATAGAAACAGTGGCTGCTCAAGAAATGGTAAGAGATATGGTAACAAGGCTATCTGCCAAAGAAAGAAGGCTAATGCCAGGTGTGTTTAAGGGTGTTAAGCCACCACCAGGAATAAAAAAGCAAGATAGACTAGAAACAACCCTTGGACCAATTATAAACAGCAAAAAACTTTACATACGAGAAGAGATGACCGAACTTGTCGATGAGATATTTGAACATCCAAAACCTAGAAACGATGACTTAATGGATGGATTGTACTATGCAGACTATTATGCAAGACCACCTAAAAGTAAAAAGATGGATGTAGATGATTACGAGGAAGCAATTGAAGAACAACAGCGAAAACCTGTGCGAAAAGTATACAACTGGATAACAGGTTCAAAACTTTAATAAAAAAGTTTGCATATTACGATAATTATGATACATTACATGGGTTTAAATTAAATGCCAAAATTCGGAACAAGAAGCAAAAGTAGACTACACACCTGTGATGAAAGGTTACAAGACCTTTTTGAGGAGGTCGTTAAGTCATTTGATTGCTCTGTTTTGGAAGGTCACCGTGGCAAAGAAAAACAAAACGCAGCATATGATAAAGGCAACAGTAAACTAAGATATCCTAAAGGAAAGCATAATAAAATTCCAAGTATAGCTGTAGATGTCATACCTTACCCAATTGATTGGAAAGATAGAGACAGAATGCATTACTTTGCAGGTTTTGTTTTAGGTATTGCAAAAAAGAAGGGTTTAAAAATTCGTTGGGGCGGCGATTGGGACATGGATACACATACCAAAGATAACAGATTTGACGATTTAGTACATTTTGAGATAAAAGAATGATGAAGCCAAGTACAGATACCGTTCCTGCTATGCTCACGCCAGGTGAGTTTGTTATAAGAAAAGACGCTGCGGAAGAGATTGGCCCTGAGAATTTAGAGATGTTAAACAATATCGATAGACTAAGCCAGTCAGCTTTAATTGAAAACGCACGATCACCAATGGGTTATCAAGAGGGTGGCTTTATAAGTAATTTAATGGGAGACACTGGAGAAAAGTACTCAGATTTAAAAAATTTATTTGGAAGCAAACAAAGATTTTCTGATTTATCTGAAGATGACTTTGAACAAACAACAGGTCAGCTTTTTAAAGAATTAAAAGCTAGAAGAGCTGCGGAAAAACTTTTTTCTGAAACACCTAGTTTGCAATCTTCACCAGGTTTAAGCATGAGAAACGACGGAAGAGAAGAACAAACGTTTTTAAAAAGCGATGCTAACTACACCCCCACAGAGCAAGCATATTTAAAAAGTTTACCAGCTATGGAAGAAATAGCAAAAAAATATGAAATATTATCTACGGAGCAAGCAGAGCTTTCACCAAGAATTGCAAAACAATCATTAGCTGAATTATCGCCAAAAGAAATAAAAACACTAGAATCTCTTTTTGGGTCAACGGAAGAAGCCTATGGCAAAAGCATGCCAGCTATGGAAAAGATAGCAACAAAATATGGAATTTTAGGAACAAGTGCTCCAGAGTTAGAAATGAGACGAGATAGCTCTTTTAATATACCATCGTCTTTGTCAGCAATGCAAAACCCTGGAAGACCTGACGTTGAACGTGAGCAAATGTCTAACATAGCTGAAGCTTTGAATGAAGAGATGGTGCTTAGTGAAATGCCAGAAATGATGGGCGGTGTTTCTAATTTTGCAGAACCATCACCAGAGCCATCGGTTTATTTTGAAGACTTGCCTATGTGGGAAAAACTAGGAATGTTGATGATGGGTGAAGATAGATTTGATAATATGAGAGGTAAGTCAAGACGCATAATGAGTGGCAAAGAATTTCAGGGTGGCGAAATTTCTGGGGTTCCACAAGATATGAATTTTTTAAAAGCAATAGGAATGCAAGAAGGTGGAAAAGTTATGAATTATAAGGGCGGTGGAAAAGTAGAAGAGTTTATGTCTATGTTTGGAGATAAATCGCAAGAATCAGACAAAATACAAGAATTAGCTGCGTTAGCGTCAATGCAAAACATGGTTGGTATGTATGGCGGTGGATATGTTAAAAAATATCAAGATGGTGGTCCTGTTGACCCACCAATGCCACAAGGTCAGCTTGAACCACAACAAGTTCCAATGTCAGGTGCACAGCAAGCGTATTATAAAACACCTATGGAACAGCTTGGTATGGATGAATACGAATACAGTTCTTATCTAAAGTATGGTCCAGACATGTTTCGTTGGATGGCACAAAAATATAAACCAAAAACAGAGTGGACCGTATATGACTCTTTAGTTGATGCAGGAAAAATTGACCCCTATGAAGTAAGTAAAGATAGTATAAATGTTTTAACAGATGAACAATTAAACGAATTAACAGAAAAAAGCGGGATACGCCAATAAATGGAAACAGACCCAAGAGCTC